GCACACCCTGTTTTTGACCTATTATCGTTGGTATTATTGACTAATAGCTGTGCCAAGCCGTTTGGCACACTTGGCACAAATGGTGATTTTATTGACTTTTTTGCACTTTTGCCTTGGCACACTTTCTAGAAATACAACCTAGTCCCTACTTGGCGCGCGAGACCTTTTTGAGTTTTGAAAAAACTTTATTTGCCCTAAAATCTCCCTTATATAGAAGATATGCTTAAGCGAAAAAAATCAAAATATAAATGTGCTGTAATTAATAAGAAGAGGTATTACTTCTATAGCATTAAGTGGGCAGACATCACCGGGGATTCTGCACACGCCACTGTCGATGAGTTCGACAGATTCCTGCCTTGCATAATGATAACTCAAGCTTATGTTTACAAGAAAGATAAAAAACATCTTTGGACCTTTAGTTCGTACGATCAGAATGAAGAGGTGTTTTCTGATCGGAATGTGTTTCCAATTGGTTGTGTTCTGAAGATGGAGAAGGTTCTACTGTAATAAGTTTATTATCATCTAATATTTGTTTCATTCTAGATTCTAATTCTTCTTCTGATAACTGGTCTAAGTTACCAGTCATGATTAACTTCTGATCTATATACAATCCAGCAGCTTTACCTCTGGCCACTTCTGCATTTGTTGCAGCAGACCAAGCTCCTTTTGCTCTAGCCTCATCTCTGATTCTAGCAAGCTCTGTAATATGTTTCTCAAAGTTGACTCCATACTTCTCTTGCACTTCACGTCTTAGTTCACCAATATATTTTGCAACAAGAGGATATACTCTTGGGTTACGTAGTTCAGATGCAGACTGTCTTGGTCGTGTAGTGTATCCGGCAGCCTGAGCACATTCGGCTGGACTCTTTCTGCCTTCGTTGTAGACAAGAAGTTCTGCAAACTTCTTTTGTTTATCTGTTAATACTGGTGTTCTAGTCATAAATTTGCTATACATATTTGTACGAACAAAGTCAAATTAAAAAGGTGTAGGTACGATGAAAGCAGAGTCAAAATTTTGGCAACAAATTAAGAAAAACACACCCAAAATACAGTGGACAAGACTCGAATCTTGGTCCTCTCATGGTGTACCAGATCTGTTGGGTTATGCGGATTCTTGTGGTTTTTTCATGGTTGAGTTAAAGGTTGCAAAGGGCTCTAAAGTATCGTTCTCACCACATCAAAAACTATTTCATATGACTCGTACTAAACGTAATTTCATCTTACTTTTAACAGACGCTCCACGACACGTAAAACTTTATGAGAGTGCCGCGATTCACGGCTTGCTGGTCGACCATCGCGAAGCTCGCTGCTTGGCGCTTGATGATTGGGATCACATTCAACGCTTGTTGCTTGACGCTCCGTTCAACGCTTGACGCTTGTTGCTTGATGCTCGCCGCTTGCGCCTTGGTGCGTAGTACTCTGGTCCATGCTTAGGTAACAGATCCGGGTGAGTGCTAGCAGCTTGTTGCTTGTTGCTTGCAGCTACACGGTAACCATTCTTCTCGGCCCACTCTTCGTGGATAGAGATGACTTCAGGTTTTCTAACTGTATGTTTAGTGCTCATGATACTGTATGTTCTGGACCTTCCTGTCCCAGCATGCGCGACACGGTCCGCACTTGTTGCCGTTCTGGGGGGCTGGGCATGTACCGCCTGTGCTTCCCACTGTTGAGGTCCACGGCCAGAACTTGACTGGCGGCTGGTCGATCATGTGGCTTGAGATTCTTATTGTAAGATTACCAGGGACCGCTTCTGGATCTACCAGCTTGAGGAACTTCACCTCTCGCGTTGGTAACCAGTGTTTGGTCCCCGGTGTTCGGACACAAACTTCAAAAATTTGTTTAAGGTGCCATGCGCTCTGGAGATCTCCGGAGTCATGCCATCTAAAATACGGTTGTTTACCAATTAGGGTAACCATGGCGTCGACCCATTCTGGATGGCTTAAGCTCTCCAGTCTACGGTCCAGCGCGTCGCGAACGTTGCTGAACCTGTAACGACCTTTGAGGGCGTAACAGCCAGCGCACACGCTGCCAGGTACTTTGGCAAGCTTCGCGCCTGTAATGCATTTGTAAGCTGGCAGGTTATAAGCCGGCCCGGGCATCTTCGACGGCTTGCTAAGGCCGCCTGTTATTTTTTTAGCTTCTTTGATTAACATAATTATTTATACTATAATTTCCCATAATAGTCAAGCTTGGCGCTTGCTGCTTCTGGCTTCTGGCCTATACTTCTGATGCTTGAAGCTCGCCGCTTGCGGCTTGTAGATTTTACCGCCAGATTTAATTTTAAACTTTGCGTACTTTTGCCATGGCAGCATGCTTAGATACAGGTCCGCCACGAAGCTTTTCTGCTGGCCGCTTGAGGCTTGCAGCTCGATTGTTATTTTTTTTGTCATTTTTTTCCTTTTGTTTTATCCAGTAGCCAGCATCCATGCGCAATGTCTTCTGCGCTGCCAGCTGCTTGAAAGTTAATGTTGTCCATTTTACCATCTCATTATGTCCTTTGTTAGGCCAAGCCAGTTCACTTGCAAAGTTACCCTGTCGACACTTGCGTGCTTATACGACTTAGACTAGCCCTAGTGTGGGGCCTAACTTGACCCCAGGTCCTACTACCAGTTTGCAAACTGTATCGTCCACAAATAATAGGACCAGGGCTCAAGCTGGCCAAGATGATTTACGATCCACGAGCCCTAGTACTAGTGTTAATCTAGAATGGCGGTGAACCCACAAACTTGACCCCTGATCTCTGGCACTGTAGCTACCTTGCAAGTGGCACCAAAGATCAGGGCTCAAGTTATTTGCAGGGTGGACACATTAGTAAAAACCCAATGTGAACTACTACAAGCATAATTATCCAAAATGTCATTCTTCACTCCCACAATTTATGCACGATACATTTGGTTTCGCCCATTCATCATAAGAAGTGAACTCACCACAAATTGTACAAGTGTAATTATTTCTATTTCTCATATTGACAATATAGGAATTTTCCCATACATTGTCAAGTATTAAAAATAACAAAAGGACATATATGAGTAAGATAAGGATGAATACCGAATATAGAAACAAACTCTATAATCGTATAAAAGATGTCCTCGAAAAAGAGGACACGCAAGAGAGACAAGCATTTATGGAAAGCCGAGAAACTTTCAATGAATTGCAAGGTCATACTTTTGATGTAGCAAGAGCAGTTGTAGAGAGGTCATATCCTACTGAGGATGTAAATACTTTACAAGTATTTAAGAAAAAGTATGGTCAGCCTTGTGATGTTGTTGCAAAAGATAAATGTTTTTACTTTGCACATAACGAGGATGTTGATGAGGACGGCGAAGAAAAACAAACTAAATCACATTTTGATTTTGGTTTATATGGCAACCTCAATGGTAATGAGTATGGCGATAGTGAAGAAAGCGAACACTTTGCTCACGCATATTACCGAGAAGAACTTAAAGCCAATGGTTGCAACCCTGATATAATTGCACAACAAGAGGGCAAAGATAACAACCCACACAAAACAAAACATATTGACGCAAACAATAAGTTTTTGGGTAAGTCAAGATATGGCAACAACGAGATAGGTATTGAGAAAGACTACAACGACCAATTCTATCTTGATGTCATTGGAACAAGTCATTGTAGATCAAGAGCAATCGCTTGCACAAAAGAAGAATACAATATCTTTTTAATGTGGCGAGAGGCAAAAGCAAAAGTTGTTTCTACACACCAAACTTGGATAAATAGTATAACGAAACAAGCTGATCAATTAAAGATTGGGTTGAAAGCATATCGTTATTTATCTGAGGGAATAGAACTAGCAACTGAGTTGGGTATCGAAATAAACGAGGCAGAATTAATTAAAACTAATTCTACTGGTCTAACGATTTACAATCCAACAAACTTAGCTAATCTAATCAAAGGTATGAAGAATAAAAATTTGTCTCGTGCTGATAAAATAAAACAAAGATTAGAATATGAGGGAAAAATGGGGTTAGATGTTGAACAACATTTAAACCAAAAAGAAAGCATAAATTAAGTGTTGCAATATGTATGGGATATGATAATATCCCATACATAAATAGAAAGAGAAAGGACACAATGACTAAAACAGACGCACAAACAGTTGTAGAGAAATTGAAAGAGGCAGTATATTTTTCAATTTGCTACAAACCTAAAAAGTATAATGGCAGACCTATTTACAGAAATGCTAAATGGGACGAGAAATGTAAAATTGGTAATGGATATATTATTTATTACGATAGAGATAGAGGCGACTATCGTTGCGCAAGTGGTGAGAGTGCAATCTCAATCGGTCAGGGGGACTTAAACAATGGCTGATTTTATTTGGTGCCACGGTCCGAGTTGCCATACGAACTCGACCGTCGACCGTGTGCGAGGGTCGAAAGGTTCTAAGGTTTTAAGAACTAGAAAGGTAAAGCAACATACCGATAGATCTTGGTACAGACCTGACAACTTCTATAATTATTTTTGTAGTAATAGTTGTTACAATGATTTCGCAAATAAATATGCAGAACAAATCATTAAGATTGCGCCAAGGACAACGCCGCTTGAAACACCAATCGCTGACCCCACAAAAGATAAACACACAACTAGTTGGGGTTATAGTTATACGCACACAAGAATAAGAAAGCTTGACAATGCTGAGCAATGATATAATATCCCATATATGACAACACTTAAAAAAATAGAAAGTAAGAAAGACAGCCCAACACTATCAGACGCACAAAAATTCGTTGGTGGTTGGGTTGAACTTGTTAAGGTAAAAGAGGGTGTCTTACTTATTGATGAAGAGGGTAAGTTAAAAGATAAACCAATAAACGCGGACGCAAGTAAATTATACTTCGACACTTATGGTGATCAAGATATAATTGTAGGCAACGCAATCTACATACCTAACAATGTGCCGTCAGAATGGCACGGCTAAAATAATCACACATAACTAAACAAGAGAGGG